AGTATCTCCCTATATTTGTTTAAGTTTAGCCATATCTCTATCAAATCGGCTTTTCATTTTCTTGTCTACCACCTTGTTGATGTATATGAATAATACTTGAACTTCATTAGTATCTAACTGTCTAAGCAACTCTTCAAGTGGTTGCTCTAGTACTTTAGTTATTAGTCTTTCTCTTTGAATATCCATTAGTTATCTCCTTTGTTATAGAATTGTTCTTGGCTAAAGTAATCCTCTAGATGTCTAAGATGAGTATAATCGTATCCATCGGCTAGCTTACTTGTGGGAATTTCAAAAGGCTTTATCTCTCCTTTGGCAAGTTTCTTATGATACTCACAGTTCTTGTAACTAACATCAGCCATAATATCGTGACAACTTTCTGAGTAATATCTCTCTTCATCGTCAATCCAATTAGATGCTAATGCTTCAAAGTCTTTACGAACCATAATTAAATTAGTCATGTCGTCTCCTTTGTTAGTACACTATCCTAGAACTGAATTGGGAAGAAAATCTAGATGCCCTAGAATAGTGTATAAGTTATTATCATATCTAAGAAACATATGCAGAATTTTGCGAAATTTCCCAGATTTTTCAACGATACTCGAAAATTCGACCGATTGCAACTTTTTTCTCGCCAAGTAAATCACATAAGTCCCTGGTCTTTATGGTTTTTTGTTAGCAAATTAGCTATGTATTTGTTGCATAAATACAACTTGACATATGTATTAGGGGTGTTCTCGGTGGGTATGTGTCCTAACTTAGAATCATTCTAAATTGTTACTACTCTTCTGCGTATGATAGCTATGTACCTAAATCATAAAAGGGGAAAAAGAGAATAATAAGTATTAAATTAATAAGTTGCACGATTCAGAATCAAAAGAACAAAAATAGAACACCCTAGGAATGCACGGATTCCGTGGGTTTCAAGTGGTCGATAATTCAAAACTTGACATTTTTCGAGATTTGAATTAGTCTACAATTGAAGGACTGACTATTTTGAATGTCAAAAAATTGACAGTCTTTCATAAATATAAATCTTTAACAAAGGAGATAAAAAATGAAAAAAGATTTAAATTTAGATTTGGAACGAATCAAAAAAGACGGAGTCAAAATTTATGATTTTGATGAAGTAAAAGAGATCGTTCCTAAAATGAAAAAAGACGGAACGCCTATGCTAGATTATAACGGTGATCCTAAGTGGACAATCCAAACTAAAAAAGGCGTTACACTATTAAACGGTGATTTGGTTTATTTTCCAGTGGGTTACGGAAAAGGTAAAATTAAATCCAAAACTCAAAAAGATATGTTTGCAATAACTATCAATGACATATGGGCTAAAGAATATAAGGTTCAATCTAAAGCCTTTATGATAACTTGGAATTTGTTTGAGGCATTGACTCAAGCCAAAAATTTTAAGGAGGTTGATGAACGTATTTCTAAAACTGTAGTAATGGAAAGTAAATCTAGAAGTGCTTCAGATCAAGAATGGAACGAGTACCTAGAATTTAAAAAACAGAAAGCGAACGGCACTAGTGGAAAGTAAAACTAAAAACGCAATTCGCAAATATGTTTTTTTGTTTAGTAATAAAAATAAATTTGTTGGATCTGAGATCACCACTGAAGAGATCGTTAAGGCCCAACGTGATATGAAAGTGAGGTTAAACAAATAAACACTTAACTACAAGGCCATTGACAAAGTAAAAAGAGTTGTTCCTAGAGATAGGGGGGACTCTTTTTGCGTTGGGGGTCAAGAAAAATTAGCCGTTGCAGCTCTTCTATCTATTGTATCTACCATAGACAAAATGAGCAGATTTTCAAATATGGCCCCCTTGTTTTAAATCTAGGGTACCCATACTACTTTGTAAAAACTCCGATCATAAACTTCCCTTGCTCTAGGCCGGGTCTAACCATGTAGTGACTACCGTTGGTCTGGCAGTGGAACTCCACGTTTGTGAATCCAGCTTTCTTACCCATAGCCTCAAACTCAACTGGGGTGTAATGCTTATAGTGAAACTCATTCACTGGTGGTTGTTTATGGGGACGTACACATTCATTCGGCGATGATGCGATGAATATGTTTGACTTCTCTGCGGCCAAGTCGAATACATCTTGCGCTAGTTCTGGTGGTATGTGTTCTATAAACTCAAACGATACGACAGCATCATAGGCGGGTCCTAACGTATGTGGTTCTAGTTTGGTAATGTCGGTGACAATGTAGTTCACCTTACCGACGTCACGACTGAATGCTTCTTCGAATACTTCGTAAGCCTCTATAGATTTATCGATACAATCAATAGATGCGCAAAGTAAGTTATGCATAATCACAGAACCGTAGCCGATACCACAACCGACATCCAAAATATTCTCTGGTTTAAGTTCTTTTAGTTTCTTTACGGCAAAGTTATATCTTTCTAAGTGGTCTGCCCTAATATTGGTAGGGTCCATAATTCGTTCAACCATTATTCATCTACTTTCATAATACATCCTTGCTTCCAAGAACGAGCAAGTGGGGTTACTTTTCTATTATATTTCTGACACCATTCGACAAGTGCCTTCCATTCTCCTTGTTCCCAATTAGGATATGGAGATATAGGTGATGGTAGTAGGTCGTCGAACCGTAATAATGTCCCACTAACAATCTGGTCATTCAATAATTCTAATACAGTCTGAGTAGATTTATACAAATCGCAATCAATATTAATAAACGATAAATGTTTCTTATGGTCTTTCTTCCAGATAGGTATCGTATCATCGAACAAACCTTCATGCAGTACAACATTCGGTACAACTTTTGGTAAACCATCTATGGCAAAGTGTCCTTCTTCTACAACTTTATGTCCCATGAACCATTTCTCAGGTAACCCTTTGAAACTATCGAACCCATGGAATGTAACTTTCTTATTAAGGTTCGCTAAATAGTTTATTGACTTACCTTCATATACTCCAAACTCTGTGTAGTGTCCGTTAGGGTGCTGTATGTTTTGCATGCAGAAGTTATATTCCATCATTCGATGGTCTAAAAGTATCATGGGTTGATATATAAACTCTTCTGGTCTCATTGTTCTCTAAACTTATTTACAAAATGTTGGGTTACTTTTGAAATCTTATCGTAGTAATCGTTTTGTTCGGCCCATTCAATAAACTTACTGTACTCTTCCTTAGACATTGGTTTGTCTTTATCTATAAAGTTAGAGTTGATATGTTCATTACTAAACCATACGGTTAGTATCTGTGGTTTATTCATTTAAAATCTCCTAATTAAATAAAACTTGATAATAAACAAATACTTGCATCCTGTCAATTACTTGTTTATATTGATTATACCAGCAGATCCACCTAGAAACGTCCTAGTATTCTAGGTTTAAAGCTACATTTGTCTCCTACAGCTTTGGAATCCTGGTATTTGAAGAGAAGGGAGAGATGGTTGTGGGTTATTGTCCTCCCTTCAAAGCTTTAGAACTATGACAAAGAAAAAAGTACACATACTTTACGGAAACATGACGGAAGAAGAGCTGATTAACTTGCATAAAGTTAAGAAAGAAGCGAGAATATATGGAGGCGGTACAGAATTAAAAGAAATACAAGCCGAATTAGAAAGACGTAGACTAAGAAGGCTAGAAAAAAAGAACCCAGAGGAGTATAAAAAGAGAATGTTAGAAAAACCAGAAGACAATAACGTAAAAGTTCCTACATTCCGTGGACTCACAGCTATGCAAGAGAAATTCTGCATGGAATTTGCAGGCCACGGCGACGAAGTCAAAGCATATTTAGCTGCAGGTTACCAACCAGACAAGAATGATGCACGAACTAGAGCCAAAGCTAGAGTAATTATGAAGAATGACAAGGTTATGGAGCGAATCAAAGAATATCAAGACGAAGCCGTAACTAAAATTACATGGACAAAAGAAAAAGTTCTAGAAAGACTAGCTAAAGTTTACAGTGAAGCCATGCAAGACAGTGATTTTACAAATGCGAACAAGTCAATGGAACATATTGCCAAACATCTGGGTATGTTTGTAGACAAAGTAGAACAGACTGTAAAAACAACTGGCTTTGAAAGTGGTAATAAGAAGAAAGACGTAGAAAGACTTGTAAAGATTGCAGGTCTAAAAGTCGTATCGTCAAACGATGAACCTAAAAAGTAATGAATCTATAAGCGACGAGGATATTGCCAAGCTTAGACACCTTGCATTTCAAAATGTTCGTGATAACTTCTCTGGTTTCATAGAAGCCTTTGCACCTAAACTTGTAGCTGACTTTAAAATGGGTAGACACATAGATGTCATT